CAAGCCATCGTACTCAGGATATGTTGACGCGTTCACGTGAATATAGTATTGAACCGCCTCCCAATCACTTATGATTCCATTGTGTCTAATTTCACCCATACGCGCCGCGTTCTCTCCCGTCATTACTATACCTACATCACCCAATGATTTAGCAACTCCACTCTGTGAATGGTGCGCCTGAGTACCTTGTACATATAGGCAATAGATAATACCTTTTAATATTTCCTTCATTCCCCTGCTCTCGAATATCCTTCCCGTTACCCAATTCTGCCCGTTCAAATAAACCCCCGAATCTAATCCGCTAACTTGAATTGCTAAAGGGTTATATACAGCTAAATATCTAGCGCCAACGGGCACGTTATTTACTACCGTTGCGATAAACAAATCACCAAGCGTTAAGCCTAATAATTTGCGTATATAAGTCTTCTCGAACTCGTCAATATAGGCTTGCAGTATTGGCGTTGTATAGGTCGTTTGCGCTATCGCGTAAAGCCCTGTAAAGTCAGTAGTTTGAACTAAGATAGATGCCATATAATTAACTTTAAAAAAAAGGGTGGGCAATCACTCCCACCCCTAAACAAACAATAAACAAACAAACGACTTAAATAATTTCTGCGATTCCTTTGGCTACTAAGATAGCAGCAATATCACCGCTCTCTTTGTAAACTTCACCAGCTTTTAAGTGTTGGGTATCTTTAATTATTTTGATTGATACGTTGCCCTGAATAGGAGTAAGATTTACAACCTCAACAACTTCTTCTTTTACTTTTTTTGCCATCTTTTTAAATATTAAAGGGTGAGAGGTTTAACCCCCTCACCCGATTAATTAAGCATTCAATGCAGTTTTTGCAGTTGAGAAAGAACCAGTTACCAAAGCAGCAGTTCTATTAGATGGAATGTAGCAAACCAATCTCATTTCTGCTAAGATAGTAATTAAGTTCTTAGTGAAGTCGTCCGCATCATGACCCATTGAAATGGTAGCATCTTGACGCATTCTAACATTTACTTGGTTGAAATCACCTAGTAAGAAAGTACCAGCAGTTACACCAGTATTTTTAATTACAGGGATGCCAGCGAAAGTAGTGATACCGTTGTTTACCACGAATAAAGATGGTGCAACATATCCATTATCAGTCGCTTTAGTCAACTCCATGAACGTAGCATCTGTTGGGTGTAACACGATTGCGCTAGGCAAGTAGTTAGCAGCCTCCACTTGGTTGATTGCAGTACGCAATACATCGAAGTTATTAGCAGAAGTACCGAAAGTGCCAGCAAATGAACCAGCAGCATAGGTAGTTGCTTGAGTGATGATACCATTCAAGTTCGGTGTTGTACCGTTACCACTTAATACACCAGCATCAGCTTTCAATGCGATAAGTTCAATTAAGTTATTTCTGATTTCAGCTTCCATGAAAGCTACGTCATCTAACATCTCCATTGATACTTTAGTGTAAGCCGTTACTTTTTCAACCTTAGCCGATTTTTCGTTAACGTCGAAATCTTCTTGAGTTTTAGCTGAACCCTCAGAAGTCATACCAGCAGTGCCTGGGTCGTTGTTAGCCATCTCAGCCCATTGAACGTACATTTTATCTGTTCTACCGAAGTTGGTAAGGTCGATAATAAATGGTCTGCGTCTTTGAGTTCTTACCAAACCAGTTGAGAAAGAAGCTAATTCATAAGGAATAGAAGAAGTACCAACTGCATCGATGTTAGCAGTAGTCATAGTGCCAGCAGCTTTAACTTCCATTGAAGCACTAAAACCTTTTTTCTTCATTTTGTCCTTACCGTTTTCTTTCAACATCTCTTTGTAAGAATCAACAAATAAGTCAGCAAGTGATTTGTAAGATTCTGCTTTAACAGATGCCGCTTCGTTAGCCGCTTTTAATTTTACAATCTCTCCATTTACTTCGTTTTTCAATTCTTCTTTAGCAGCTTTTACAGCTTCTAATTCAGATTTCAAAGATGTAATTTCATCTTGTGATGCTTGTTTAACTGCATCTAGTTTTTTGCCTACTTCGGCATTGATTGCGTCAACTAACGCTTTTTCATTCGCTTCCATTTTTAGAAATTTAGATTTTTAATTATTTCACTTACATTTATAGTTTTCATTTTTTCGCTTGGTTTCGCTTCATTCGGCACTTCTTTTGAAAGTGTGGACTTATCAAATACTTCGGCTACTTCAATCTCTTTTAATATTTGCTTGAACTGCTTAATTTGCAATTCAAACGTGCTTAACATCTCATCGCTTTGCATACCGTTTTTAACGGTGCTTTCAAGCTGGTTAAGTTTACTTACTAAGGCTAATGTAATTGATTCTTTATTGCCGCTTTTAACACCTAAGAAAGGAGTTAATGAGTTAGCACCAAAGGCAACTGTCGAACCTTCAAATAGATTTATTTCTTTAACAAGGTATAAGTACCCGTATTTTTCTGCTTCCTCAGGATTCACCAATTTACTTACTACCTCATTCCATGCAACAGGATTCTTTTCCGATTCGATTAATGAAAGTTGATTGTATTTAAAGCCTATTGAATGATTGTCGTAAATACCCTCTTTGTAATTGATAAGAGTATCATTTCCCAAAGTAGTGTTGGCTATCTTAGATTCAAAGTATATGCCCGTAATACCGTTCTTAGTCGTTTCTTCAAGCACTTGCAACTTACCTACTAATGTCGTTAAGTCGTGATTCAATGCGTGTTTAATCTTTGCAACCGCATTGCTATTCACGCCACGCTCATCTATCGACTTCTTAGCCGCGCCCATTATCAACACGTCTTTGTCTGAATCGAAAAAGTTATAAGAATTAAAGAAACCAGTAACAATACGCGAAGATGTACTAACATCTAAAATATTAGCATCCGCCGACTTAACAGAATAATGAGCCGACTTCTTTTCAGCTTCACTAATAATATTTTGTTTTTCTACGCTCATGCAATATTTATTTGTTCAAAAATAATTACTTTATCAATAGTCAAATTTTTATTTTTTATCCTGTTACCATACTTGCAGCAGTTGACGAATCGAAACCGTAAACATTGACTAGAATAGCTATTGCGCTATTTCGTGATATTTCGTTTCTACTTACCGATGCATTCAATTCAATCAACCCTTGAACACCTCCTACCGTTCCTCTTAATTCAACCTGAGCATTAGCGATTTTATCTTCTATTGATTGTGTCGCTTCTGCTACTGATACTAATGGCGGCATTCCTAACTCTGCTCTATACTCTTCAATAGTTATAGCGCCATCAGCTAGTTGTATATTAAGGTATTCGGTCTTCGTCTTCTCCGCTTGTTCCTCCATTTGTTTATCATCTTGTAACACTGGCAGGTGGTCGTAAGAAGCCTCTAAGTAAAGACCTTGTTTAAATAGTCCAAGCGCGTTATTCAAAGTGTTAATAAAGTCATCTGCTTGAGGTTGTATAGTATTTTGATATGTTGCCTTTAGTCCGTTATTTTTATTCTCAAATGTCGCCCCCTTCGTGCTTGGGAATAAATCCCTATCAGCACCGTAAGCTGCGCAAATGCTTTGAAAGTCGCTCTCTATACACTCCAACAGCATGAGGTCCTTCATTGGAAAAGACATAGGCTGCCACTTCAAAGAACTATTGGTAATAATCTTACGTTTTTGTCCGTCGAATATGCCGTAACTCTTATCCATCTCGCGCGTTATTCTCTCACGCTCTTCTTTGCCTAAAGGTATCGCACCACCATCAGCGCTACTCTCGTTGCTTAATATACCTTCTGCGCCTCGCTCAACTATCAATACATTCTCACTTTTTAACGCCCCAACGATATTTGATAAAGGCAACTGCAAAGCATCAACCTTACTAATTGAAGTAATCAAATTACCTCCTACGCCTTCATTCTTGTATATCATATCGCTTGGCGCAACATTAATATACGTCGATTGGTCGTACACTTTGTATGACTTAATGATGCCATCAATAGTAGTTTGACTGTATAGTTTACCCGTTGGCACTACCTCCACATCGCTAGGTAGTAAGTTCCACATTAGCGAAGGTAAAGCGCTAGGCAAGCCTTTTATTTGATAGATGAAAGCATTTCCGAACACTGACTTAAAAACGTAGTACTCATATAAGAACTCTTCAAATGAGCGTAAAGGGTTAGGCTTCTTTAGTAAGTCCAGCACTGGGTGGTTTTCAATCTCTTCACCCGTCTTTTTATCGTACAAATTAATCTCCATATTCTTGAACATATCGGCAAGTTGGTTAACTACCGATTGAAAGTGAGGAATAGTATTGTATACCTGTAATTTGTTCTGTGTATCAATTAGAATGGGGTTCTTACGGTCGTATATCGATTGAGTGAACATACCATTAACGGTATTGATGCCGAATATCTTAGCGACTAAATTAGATACGTAACTCATGGAATATTTTTTTTAAAATTAACCATTAAATTAATTGCCAAAATTTATTCTAATACGTGGGGGAGAAACACTTGAATGAACTTAGCTAAACCAGCCATTGCATCGGGCGCGTCGTCGTGTTTGCTAGTTCCATCCTTTTTGTACTCAAACATTTGTTTCATCATTTCTTTGTACTCGTGGCTTTGTTGAGAAGGATGTAAGAATAGTAATTTGTTTTTTATTATAGAGTACGACAACTTTATTCGAGTGTGCTTGTTCTGCGTGTTCTTTACCATTAATACCTTATCTTCTTGTACCGTTTGCCTCAATAGCCGTATAAATCCACCTCCTTGATTATTACCCTCTACTCTAACATAGTCAACATTTAAAGCATTAACCATTGTTGATACTTGTGGCAGCGTGATGTCTATATTATCTTGACTAAATATAACATCTTCAATGTATATCTTTTTATCCCATATCTTAGCAAATACAGCACATAAATAATCATCACCTTCATCGGCTATATCGATGTAACCTAATACGGTATCACTTTTTGTTTTAGGCATATCTTCTTTTTTAAAGTATGTAAACTTCTCTTCTTCAAATAAAGCACCTTCAACCTTTCCTCTCCATTTACCTAGTACTGAATGACAATACTCGGCATAATCTTCTTCTTTGAGTTCCTCTACTTCTTTTAAGAATGTTTCAGAAAGGTTGTGAATGTTGTCTAAGTAGGTTGAATGAATATGGCAAACTTCTGGGTGTGTTGTTGTTTCTATTTTCTCTCCTTCTATTTCGATATACGCTAAGTGTTTAGCAAAGAACTTTTTATAAATCCAATGATTGTAACTTGTTGGGTTGAGTATTAGAATAACTCTGTTTTGTGCTTTTTGCGTTCTAATAGATAGGTTAATCTTATTAAATATCTTTTCATCTACCAACTCCTCAGCTTCATCTAGTACCCACGTTGTTATATCAGCTATCGATTTAAGGTTTGCTGTTTGATTTCCGCTACTCGTTTTGATGCCCCTAAACCATATTTCACTCCCCGTCCTAGTGTTTACTATTTCCGATTTGCCTACATTAAAATCATTTTCCCTACCCATTAATTCAATCTTATCTTTGAACTCAGGTATAATTGAAATGTCGGCACTCGTCATTGTGTACCTAGTGAACAATATTCTATGGTCTGCTTCATCGGTTAATAGATTCATTGCCGATGTTATGTGGAAGGACTTTCCGCTACCTCTACCTCCTGTTATTATGATGTACCGCTTATCAGTAGTAAATAGCTTTTTGTATTTAGGATTCAGAACTATCATCGTCTGCCCATTTCATAAATGGTTTGCTTTCATTCGTTATAGAACCTTTCACGTTTACCTCTGTCATCTTAGGCAAGAAGTAAGGAAACAACTGAGCCAATAGTTTTAGATAGGTTGCCTTATCTTCTTTTCGCACCTCTGAAAGTGAGTCTTTCACATGGTCAACTTCGCCCTCCATTATATCCATAAACCTAGCCCTAGCATCTTGAGTTATTTTATTCTCAACGCCCTTTACTCTTCCACCCGTCTTTGGTTTACCCTTCTTAAAAGCCATGTTCTATATTATTCTATTTTAGAATACTTCTTTTTTAACGTCTTATACTTATAACAAAGCATCTCACTTTCATTATTCTGCCTCTTCTCAACTTCCTTCAACGCCTCTTTAATTATCTTAGTGTAATACTGTTTAATCTTCTTGTCGCTCATAACTATTTATTAAGCATAAAGTAACAAGCTATAAGCGAATAAACGCTAAACGCTATTGCGAAGCTGGCGAAGTAGGTAACACCGATAAATGATGTAATTACCCCTACTATCAAAACTCCTTTTACTACTGCTTTTATTTTTGTATTCATATTCTTGTCATTATTTCGATGAAGTATGGTCTTTTATACGTTTCTCTTTCTCTTTCCATTTTAAGTAGTCGCGGCACGTTGCAAGTAATTAAAGCCCATTTAACTCTACCGTATAGCCTTTGTTTTAGTACGTGTCTATAATCCACTTCTTTCGGCACTTGATGTAAATATAGCTTTTCTTTTAGATATTCGTAGTACTCTTTACAATTTTCCTCCGTCATTGTTTCCCACATATCGACAAGAATCCTATCTATTATAATTCTTTGCTCGCTATCAAAATTTTCACTTATTCGCATTGATTTGTTTGTTTTTACGAATTTAGTATAATTTTTTCATTCGGCAACGGTATGTTGATATTAAACCACTCAAGCGCAAATCTTCTTAACTCTTCGTGGTAGGCTTCTTGTTCTTTCGTGTTGTTCTTGGTAGTGCTTTTCGGTAGCCTTACAAAGTCGCCAGTCTGTTTATTTATACTATCGATGTAGTTATAACGTTGCTTCATTGCTTCGTGTATTTGTTCAATCGAGTAAACCTCGCCCTGTGTATCAAAGAACCCTTTTTTTAATAGTGGGTAAATTACGCCCCATAAATAATTATTTTGCTCTGTGCTTCGCGTTGCTTTCCTTTCCTCTATTGTAATCTTCACCTCCCTACCTTCGTATTGCTCAAAGGCTTTGTTTATGCTCTCTTTATTCTCGATGCACTTGCCGTTAACTATCTTGCTATGTATTGAGGCTTTCAATTCAATTTACTTTGCATCTCCAACTCTAATATATCTTTTACATCCTCGATGTATTCTTTGAGTTGCCCCGTAGCCTCACCGCTTTTAAGAATGTGCAATAAGTACTCGGCTGGCACATCGCCCAACTCATAACCTTTGTATTTGCCGAAAGGCATTAAATCAAAATCATCCATATCAAAAAAGTATTATTCCTATTACTTTGCAAATCTCGTCTAGTGATTCGCATTTATCAATTTGACCTTTCCAAGCGGTGAAGAACTTAGCCTCGTCCATTGTTAGTCCTTTTTGGCTTTTAGGTTTGCTTCCATCTTTTAACTCGATGAGGAAATTTTTTCCTTGATAAGCAACAACCAGGTCAGGAAACCCTTTCCCAATCATTGAAGTAATGGCAACGCTGCACCCAAGCTGGCGCAACTGCTTAACTATTAATTGTTGGTTGTCGTCTGTTCTTGCAATTCTTCGCATGTGTCAAACTTAAAATTAAATCCAGTAAATCGCAAATGTTGTGGCTTAGGATTGCTGAAATGCTCTATAATATCATCGCTCTGTTGCTTTTCCTTTGACTTCCATTTAAGGTAAGATGTTAATACGTAGGTATTTCCTACTGGTATCTCTGTGTCTATGTGCGGCTCTACTCTAAAGTTAGCCACGTTCAACTCCAATTCTTTAGCCACAAATCTCGATGCTGCCATTACGGTCGGGCAAACGCGCTCTAAGTATCTTTGCTCACCTACTATTCGATAGATGTACGTTGTTCTTTCGGGTGCTTTCATACTAATACACTTTTACCGTTTTAAATTTCTGCGCTGTTTTGAATACCGTTGTCGGTCTGGTGCGCCAATAATAACCAGCGTATTTTTCACCGTTCGTTCTGCATCGTTCCATTATTCCATTACGCCAACAAGTTTTGTCGGCTTCTGTTACATCAAATTCAATCTCTGCTTTCTTAACTAAGAATTCAATTGCCTTATCAACCCCAATAAAAGGCGTGTTGTTCACTAGCTGCCCAGTTGACGTGTAAACGTAGATTAGTTTTTTATTTTCCATTGTGTTTGTTTGTTTTTGATTAATACTTTAACCTCGTCAACTTTACTAATCGGTACACGAAAAGCGATTGTAGTTGTTTTCTCTGAATATTTCGGTTTAGCGCCCGAACCTTGCCGAGCGCCTCCCCATTCTTTTTTATGTTTCATTAGATACATTTTGCATTTACCCAGTTTTTTCTCATCCACCTAGAGAATACTCTTACATCATTTACCTTATGGATATTATAATGTTCAGCATCACGATTTGAAATACAAATAATGTCGCCAATTCTAGCAAATAATTTACCATATCTTGTGGTAGTTATTTCAAATTCTGTTTTAACTATCTTTTTTTCCATTTTACCTTTACTTAATTATTTAAATCTATTAAATGCAAAGTTGTGCATGATAGTAATATCATTTTTGAAATTACTTTTACAAACACTTATCTGTTTGTCAGTTCCTCGTTGACCGTTATAAATACAAATTGCCTTTGCTAGTTCAGTGATTGTCATTTCTTTGTAGTTTTTCATATCGTTTGTTTTAATCGTTTCAACAAATATACAAGTACTTTTCTATTGTGCAAACTTTTCCAAGTTTATTTTAAATATTTTTTAATTTTCGTGTATTCGTTGTTGAATTCAATATAAGTGCCATCGCTGTTTTTGTGGTCAATGTAGCTTTTAACTATCTCAATAAACTTTTCCCGTCTTTGTGGCGCAACGTAAACCTTAATATCGAAAACCTTTCCAACTTCAAGCGATACGCAAAGCTGCCATATCTTTTTTTCGTAGTCACCACTTAACCAATTACAATCCAAATTTTGCGACATAGTTATCAATTTGAGTTTTCAATTTATCGTTTTGTTTTGCCAAACTTAAATTAAGCCGTTTTAAGCGCTTATTTTCATCGAGCAGGGTGATTACTTCACTCGGCTTAATATCGTTCAACAGATACTCTCTTTTTGCCTTAGAATGGATTTTATCGATGTATGTTTTATATCCTTCGATTCTTAAAGCCATATTTTCCCAATTATTCTTTTTTGCACCTGTTGACTTTTTAGCCATGATGTTGCAAAGTGCTAAGTCAAATGATAAATCAATCATTACCTCCTCCTTGAATAGGTCGTTAAGGCTATCCGTTTCTCTCTCTTCCGCTATCTTAGAACGGGAAAGGGTCTGCATCTTCTTGAACGCTTTCAGTTTCGAATCCTTCATTTTTCTTGTTGTTAAGTGTTGATAATGTTTGTTGAACTGGTGTGCCTTGTCCTGTTTCATTCGCTATTGGATTACGTTCGCCAACTTCAAACCTAGTGTAATTCCAAAACTTGAATATAATAGGTCGGTCTAATTGCGTAACCCCTCCCCCCGTAATTGTTTCTTTCACCTTCCTTACGTGAACCTCTGTGAAGTTCTTACGCGCTTCAAATTGCGTCATACGGTGAATGGTTATAAAGTCATCGCAACGATTAGCAAACTTCTGACCGCCCTCTGTATCACTTTTTGATGGTGGCATTTGATGCCCTTCGTATTCGTGGTCTTTCGGGAACTTCTTTCTTGCTGCCTCTGTTACCAAGTGAGCGTTAACATACACGCTCTTTTTCGTTGTGTTGCAGAAAACTCTAATATCTCCACAGGCATCATAATCTTCCTCGTGCTTATTACCCCCGTTCCCTCTTAGTGAGTTCCAAGGGTCAATCAATAGGCATTTGTTAGGGCTTTGTGCGCTTATCTTCAATAATTCCTGTACGGTGTATGTCTTATCGTTGCGAATGAATTTAAAGTAAAAGTTCATTTCATCGAACGCTCTCCGATATTCAATATCGCTCAACTTCCTTAGTTCTTTTCCAGTCATGAACTGCATTATATCGCGCTTCAATGATGCAATAGAATTTTCAGCTGAAAATATATCAAAGGTTATTTTATGTTTCAAAGCCAACACAACGAAGTACCAAAGAATCCACGTAGTCTTTCCCGTATTATCTGCGCCATTAATCATTACGAATTGCCCTTGCTTGTATCTTAGATATTGGTCTGACATATCATCGCCAATGCCTAGCCCCATTTTTACCCTACCCTCTCGGATATTATCCAAAACATCTAATGCTTCGGACGGGTCACAAAAAAAGTTTTCTTTCATTTTTTTAATCGTTTAACCATTCCTTGTGTCGTTTGTACCCATCCTTCCTTTATCATTTCCTCAATCCTCTCCTCTGAAACTGGAGTAAGTGAAACGTAATAATCTTCACCGTGCTTTCCTTCCATCAGCGCGTTGTAATCTTTGCTTACCTTTTCGGGTTGATGTGTTAGCAGCCATCGAAAAAAGTGTTTACTCATTTTACTCATTGCAAGTTCGTCCAATTCTTTTTCGTGGTATTTTTCGGACATTAGGAAATTTAAAAATGATTCTTTAAGGTTTTTTAATGAGGTTTGATAATTTTGAATTGCTCTGTTAACTCCAAAGTCATCACTAAAAACATATTGACCAAGTTTAACAATTTCATCAGAGAAATCTTTTTTAATATTTTTTCTTATATCGTTTACGTTTACGTTTACGGTTGAATTTGTTGATGTTTGTTGAACACTTTCAACATGTGTTGCATTTGTTGAATTTTGTTTCTTTTTCTCTGCGCTTATTTTGCCAGCTTCACTTCGTTTACCCTTTATTTCCTCATATTTTACAAGGTCTCGTTTTAAATGTTGCTTCATTGGCTCAAATGCAATTTGAACTATCCTATTATCCGTTTTAGGATTTTCGTCGTTAACATATGCCAACAAGTGTTTAATTAGTTGACCTGCTTCAACATCTGTTAAAGCCTCAAATGTGTGTTTCCAATCCGAATAAATCAATATCGATTTTTTACCTTCTGCCATTTTCTTGAATATAAAGCTTCGTTTAGGATTGAGTGCGGAGGTGTTCGACGACCTATAACTCAATGCCTAAACTCAGCTTATTTTTAAATATCTTTTTAGATTGTCGAACTTTCAACCGCAAAAGATTTCCGCTAATATACAAATTTAATCCTTTCGATTATCGTTTTTTAAAGAGTTTCAGTCCATTTTTTAATTATTTCATCTTCTCTTTTTAATCTATTCTTATGAAGAATTTGGTCTTTCGTATAGTTAAACTCATTATCTCTTGCCCATGTAATATTCCCTTCCCAATCACAAAGTAAAATTCGCTTAACCATGTATTTACACGCTCCAACATCGTCAGTATCTCCGAATCTACTCCATTGATATTCAAATATCTTTTTTAAGTCGGGATGTATTGAATTAAGAAGAAAGTCTTTATAATCTTTCCATGACTTAAAATTTTTAGGCAATTCTTTTATAGAGTAAATCAAATTTTCTTTACCATAAATTGCAGCAGTATGAACACCTTTCAGCCTTCTTTCTAGTTGATTGTATGTTTCTGGTTCTAATTCTTGCAAATCAGTTAAACATCTAAATGCTTTTTCATGTACCAAATTTGATACTCTAAAATACCTTAAATTACCTCCAAGCATATACATTTTATCATATACTTTATTGTATTTTAAACTATTATCAATAAGGTACTTCCACACATCTGTATAACTCCAATCAATAATAGGATAGGCTTTGTTTGGTTCCGTTTTTCTTCTCAACCAAAATAAATCAGAATCTTCACCAAACATTACAAAACGTCTATCAGGGCTTTCTTCTGCTCTCAATCCAATAATAGAAACAAATGAACCTTTAAAGTTTTTTCTATTCTGCTGTGCAACCCAAAGATTGAACTTATAGAATCGTTTAGGATATTTTTTATCTATTTGTTGAATTGCTAATTTATTTTTTGGTCTTACCCACTCCTCACCTTCTCCCCACGCCCACAAAAACAATTGCTCATGACTTGCCGCGTTTGTCATAAATATAGGTACTTGATACCATTGTGGAATAACATTCGGTTGCGACATAGCCCATTCAACAAAATCAATTGTTCCTTGATATTCTGCTTCTTGGTCTTGAAAGTAAAGTATAAACTTTCTATCCCTTTTTATTGCTTCATTATTTACCAAATGAAACAAAACAGTAGAATCTTTTCCGCCCGAAAAAGCAAGTTGAATATTATCGTAATTATCAAACAAATATTCTATTCTTTTTGTTGCTGCTTCTAAAACATCAACAACCCCTCTTATCGCTGTTCTTGCCATACTATAATTCGTCTTTGATATCTTCTTCTACATCTATAATTTGTCTTTCGATTGAGTAAGGAACTCCTTTAATTTCACTAGCAATTCCCTTTAATCCAATAAGTCTTTGAACCTCTTCCAAAGTCATTCCTAACTCTTTCATAATTTTCAACTCATCCCATCCTTGTTTTAGCATTCCAACTAATGAAGCTTGCAACTCAACTTCGTGCTTCCCTCTCGCTCTATTATGTCGAATAGTGGAAGCCATTCTATCACTAATATCTTTTTCTATTACAGATACTGGCAACATTCCGTTTTCACGTTCAAAAATATCTTTTCTTGTAAGCAAAATAGTATATCTATGAAAACCATCTACAATAACATACTTATCTCTTTCTTTATCATAAAATGCAACTACAGGCATGGTGTATCCATCACTTTTAATTGATTGATAAAGCAAATCCATTTCTCTTTTTGCTACATGATTAGGATTGTAGTCGTTTGCTTCCATCTTTTCGATTGGGACCGCAATAACATTGTAAACTGGGCTTTTAAATTGTTGTTTCATAATTCATTTTTTAATTGATTAATACTTATTTGTTTGAAATATTGCAAGGCATTTTTTTTAGTGTCATTGTTCTTTTTTATTAGATTGTCGAGAGGTAAATTAGCGTCTAAATAATAATGATAGCAATTTCTTTTCTGTCCAGTTCTAAATATTCTTTTTTGGTACTGGTCAACATCCATCCAATTCCATGTTTTATCAAATTCAATAGTTACATTAAAATCATTTTGAAGATTAATAGACATCGAATCAGATTGAAGAGAAAAAACTTTTGCATCTTTTATTTGAGATAAAATAAACTCTCTACTGTCTACGAATTTAGTGTAAATAGCTATGTGTTCAATCCCATGCTTTTCTATTATTTTATTTAACACGTTTATTTTGTCTTTACTACAATTGTAAGAGTGTTGCATTTTTTGAACCATCATTAAAAAGATGTTATTATTCATCTCTTCTAATTTTTCTTTGCAAAGAAAATGCTCTTTTATTTTAGCGTATTCTTCTTTATATTCTTCATCCACATTGTAATCGATTCTTATATGTTGACTTTCAATATTAAGAACTAATTCAGCTTCGTAAATAAACGGCTTAATTAAATGGTATAGATAATCTATATTCTCGTACGCAATAATAAATTCTCTAACTACTCTGCCTCCTTTCTTTATCTTTATTTTTTCGCAAAATGTGTTTTCAAATTCAGCATAATTCATCCTAAGAATTAAAGGTGAAAGAAATTCCATTTGCGCCCACAAATCCATTAAGTTTTTACTGAAAGGAGTTCCATTTAAAATCAATTTATAAGTTGATAATTTACCGAATTCAAGTATTCTTTTAGTTCTTTTCGCCTCCGAATTTTTGATTAGAAGCGATTCATCAACAACTATAAATGGATTCATAGATAGCTGTAATTTTCTAGTTAATTCCAAATACAATGAATCACTCATACCTAACGACTGAATACCAATAAAATCAATATTTTCAAACCTATCCCACTTCTCAACCTCTGTTTTAATTCCAGTTCCTTCTATTATTGGTTTAACAGATTTAAAAGGTGCTAACCAAAGAACATAGTCAGGACTTACTTGTTTTATCAACTCAACTGCTGTTCGTGTTTTGCCAGTGCCAGGCGATTTAAAAAGAGCGCCAACCTTCTTTGTTTCCAAATGGAAAATGGCTTTACTTTGATTATTTAACAAGGCTTTCATTTGGTTTTTCGTTTACATTGAATTCAATTTTTTTAGGCTTGTGATGTTCTATAATCACATTCGCCTCTATTTTATTTGTTTCTGAATTAAACCACCCCACTTTTTTATTTGAATATTGAATGTTTTTTCGTTCTAATATCCAGCATGAAATCCAATAAGCATCAGATTTTTGTACTTCATAATCCTGTCCAAATACTTGTGATTTAGGTATTAAATCACTTGAACCGTCGAAAGATGTTACTTTATAACATTTTTCAGAAATATTCTCAATGGATTGAATTCTTACGGAATAGCATTTTGTTTTCATTTGTTTGTTTTTTGTTTGTTTATAAAATACCTCTGCATGAATCTCGCACACACTTTTAACCTCCGATTGTATCCATTACTCATTGGCTAATGTTCTGTAATTAAACTAAGAGGGAAAGAACGTCGTTTGTTTGATTTTGTAAAAGTATGCAAAGTATTTTGATTTTGCAAACTTTTTAAAAAATTTCATCAATCAAATCTATCAAAGGGGTGTCGGTCTGCAAGTGAGCGGTTAAAATCAACTCGATATTTTTAGTACTCGGTATAATTCCTTTGCGCGTCAATAGCTGAAAGATAGCCTCCTTTAATAGATTGGTTGTGGAGTGGGTCATTATAGTTTTGTAAAATATTCAAGTTGATTATGAAACTCTTCATTCGCGTATTTAAGTTTCTCCAACATTTCGTTTACGTCCGCTTGCTCAACTTTAAATTGCTTAGTGAATAGTCCGTAATCGTTCGGCACTCGTGGGTCAAACCATGCCAACACCGCAACGTCACATTCGCGAAGATAAGCATCCGAAAGAACCTGCCAAAACCGCATTGGTAAATTTGCTTTTACATCTTCACTATCGCGAATCTCTTTAAGGTGGTTAACGGTGTTTAAACATTTCACTTCTAAAGCCCCGTTTAACTCTCTTACCCACCCATCGCCCGAACCTCCGTAGTTCAATGATTCAACTTTGATAAAGCTTGTTTCTTCGATAGTCCACCCGTTCAATCTCGCTAAGTGCTTTTTAGCTAACGGCTCATTGTCAATTCCCCATTGCATCGCTTGGGTAGTAAACACCTCTTCACGAATACCCGTTAAACTTTCGGCAACCTTTTCCATTATGTACGTCTTAGCGCCATCGCTTAGTGCTTCGCCTTTTAATTTAGGATTAGTCATTAATCGATAGATTTGAGAGCTGGTAAACATACCTAAACGCGCGTTGTGCCATCCTTCCGAACGCTGTTCCGATTCGATAATTATTCTTGTGTCCATTGTGTCGCTGGTTTTTGGTTTTGAATTGGCGTAATATCAATCACTTCCTCGCTCGTCATTATACCCATTGAAACTTCGGGCGCAAATTGACGGGTGAAAAATGCGGCTGCTCTGTAACGCATCATTAATTGCGGCATTGTTTTCCATTTGCTGCCAGCTTTATCAATCCACTTTTCTGCTGCTGCCATTTCCATAGTAACCCAAACACCTTCTAGTCTTTCGCCCGTTGCTAAGTCAACCGCATACGCTCGGCATCTACCTCCATTTTTGTCATCTTCTTCGTAACGTAAAGGCGAAAACTTTTTGCAAGCGTTTAAAGTAGCGATTAAGAATTGACTACTCCAAGCTGGCTTGCCGTGAACAATGTATAAGTTTTGCATTACCATTAATTCACTTGCGCCAATTCGCTTTGAAATATCCATAGCAATAAGGCAGTTACTCACGTTGCCTTTGTATTGTTGCGGAACTAGGTCGCTAACACTTAACGCCTTTGCTACTCTCATTGAGTGTTCAAAGCCTTCTTTATTGCCAAATGTGCTTAGGTCGGTTTGATTGTTTTGAATGGTAGGAAATTTAATCTCTTCTACCTTTTGCTCAACTGCTGTAACTTCTGTTACTGGTTGAACTTCCTCGATTGTTGTTTGTTTGTTTTCCATGTTGTTTATTTTGATTTGATTAATTTTAATACATCGTTTAAAGCAAATATAACTCCTTGATTAAATTCACAATCTTTGCTTTTTTTTACATCTTTAATATGCTGTTGAATATCCTTGATAATTTCTTCCATTTTTGTTTGATTTAGTGAATTTTTAATTTGTCTACTTGCTTATTGTAACGCTCTTTAAGCCTTTGCAAAACCATCATTTGTATTTGTTCTTGATGTTCTACCGACTTTTTGAAGCTGTTATAATTTTGTTTTGCAATTTTCTGTTGCACCCATCTGATGTTGAAATCTAGTTGCCCGATTACATCCATCGTTTCGTTAATCTTACTTTTTACCAT